TTTGAAGTAGGAGAAGATGGTGTAACAAATATTGGTGGGGCAGGAGGAGATGGAGTAGCTTCTTCTATAACTGGTTCTTCAATAACAAGAGCAGGTGGTGGAGGAGGAGGTGCAGGTGCTCTAAGTACTTCTGCTGGTTCAGGTGGTGCAGGTGGAGGTGGTGCAGGTGCAAAAGGTTTTAATTCTGGAACATCAGGAACTGCTAACACAGGTGGTGGTGGTGGTGGTAGTGGTGGATCTGGTCCACCAGCTGCAGGTGGTAATGGTGGTAAAGGAGTTGTTATATTAAGTATGCCTGATGGAAGTTATTCAGGAACTACAACTGGTTCTCCAACTGTTGCTACAGGAGTTTCAGGAAAAACAGTTTTAACATTTAACGGGTCAGGGAGTTACACAGCATAATGGCATCATTCGCAAAATTAAATTCAGAAAATATAGTAACAACAGTTGTATCTGTTGTTAACGAAGTATTAAAAGATTCAAATGGAGTAGAACAAGAAAATATTGGAATACAATTTTTAAAAACACTTTACAATGAACCAAATGCTATTTGGAAACAAACTTCATATAACACTAATGCAGGTGTTCATTCTTTAGGAGGAACACCTTTTAGAAAAAATCACGCAGGAATAGGTTATACTTATGATGAAATTAGAGATGCCTTTATATCACCTAAACCATATAATTCTTGGATATTAAACGAATCTACTTGTATTTGGAATGCACCCGTTGCTAGACCACAAGATGAAAATATGTATAAATGGAACGAAGAAATTTTAAATTGGGAGATAATTAATGGCTAAACGTAATGGTGGTATAATTGGTAAAGTAAATACTCCAACATCTTCTACAGCAGTAGGAGTTTGGAGATTACAAGATCAATTCAATGCTAGAAAAAATAATAGTTGGCCAACTTTTGTAGCAACAGGTGGAACTATAACAACTTATGGTGCATATACTGTTCACACATTTACAGGTAATGGAGATTTTGTAGTCTCTTCAGGAGTAAGACCTTGCGATATTTTAATTGTAGCTGGAGGAGGTGGTGGTGGAAATTTACATGGAGGTGGTGGAGGTGCTGGTGGATTAATAGAAATGACTTCTCAATTAATTGGACCAGGTACTTATTCTATAGCAATTGGTGGTGGAGGAGGAAGTAATACAAGCGGAAATGATACAACTGGATTTAGTCAAACTGCAAAAGGAGGCGGAAAAGGTGGAGTAGCTGCTTCACCAAGTGCTGGTGTAGCTGGAGGAAGTGGTGGTGGTGCAGGAGGAACTGGTAATGGTGCTTCTACTGGAGGATCTTCAAATCAAGGAAGTGTAGTATCTCCATTTACTGGATCAGTTTTTGGAAATGCAGGTGGAAATGGTTTTGGTGTACCAGCTTATGTAAATGCTGGTGGCGGAGGAGGAGCGGGTGGAGTTGGCTCTAATGCTTCATCTCCTGCTAATACTTCTGCTGGAGCTGGTGGAAGTGGAAGACAAAATGATTATAAAACAGGATCTAATGAATATTATGCAGCAGGTGGTGGAGGAGGTTCATTTAATTCTACTCTAGGTGCTGGAGGTACAGGAGGTGGAGGTGCTGGAACTACAGGAGGAACACCCGTTGCTGGTTCTGCTACAACTGCTGGTTCTGGTGGAGGCGGTATTGGTTCTAACTCTGCACTTACAGGTGGTTCGGGTGCTAATGGAGTTGTTGTAATAAGATATATAATATAAAATTATGAAATATTTTGCTGAATTAGATAATAGTAATAATGTAATCAGAGTTTGTGTATTTGACGATTCTGTTAAAAATGAAGAACAAGCTCTACATATTACACCATTATCAAATGGTCATAGATGGATTGAAACATTTACTGATGGATCTCAAAGAAAAAATTTTGCAGGTCCAGGTTGGACTTATGATCCAAACAAAGATGCTTTTATAGAAGAAAAAACTTTTAATTCTTGGATATTAAACGAAAACACTTGTAGATGGGAACCCCCAGTCCCTTATCCTAATGATGGTAAACTTTATTCATGGGATGAAGCATTAATAAATTGGGTAGAGATGAATTATTCAACTAATATTTAGTAATAATTTTAAATAACATTTACCACACCCAACTAATATAAGAATATCTAATTCCTTTTGTAACTGGCTCTACTCTATGTGGATATAAAAAAAGAGAAGGAAAAATTAAAAGATCACCTTGTTTTAATTCTATTTTTTTATTTTTAAACATTATAAATTCGCCACCTTTAAAATCATTATTTAAAATTCCTAAAACACTTAAAGTTGGAATACCTTTCATATTACCATCAAACATTGAATGAATATGATCACAATGTTCTGCCATTTTTTTATTAAATGAATATTTATTATATCTGATACGTGTGTATCCATTCCAGCTATCAAACCAAGGAAACTTTAGTTCTTCCGTATATTTTTTTACCACGTGCCAAATTTTTTCCATGATTACATCTGTATTTTTATTCTCTGGATTAATTAAATTTTCTAATTCTTGATGTTTAGAAACATTGATATTAGTTTTTGTTTTTGAAATATAGAATTTATGTTCTTCCCAATTTAAATTTTTAATCTGTTTTATTGTTTCATTACAAAATTTTTTATCTAGGAAATTTGAATATTTTTTTACATAACTTTCTAAATTTTTTTTCATATTATAAGTTCAGTCAATTCTTTATTAACACCAATTGTTCCTTTAATAAAAACATTAAAAGCTAAACTTATTCTTGTATTTGTCCCCTCTTTTGTTTCAACCATATGAGTTAAGGAAGAAGGAAACATTATAATATCTCCAGTTTTTACTGGAAACCACCAAGATTCGGAATTATATAAATTCCAAGTTTTAATTTCGGGTTTAATTGTTTTATATCCTTCATTAAAAAATTTAATTTTATCTAATTCTTCATGACAATTAATATAAAATACTCCTGATACTAATGAATTAGGGTGTTGATGTTTATGATGATATTGATTTGTTTCAGTATAGTTTAACCAAGATTGTGTTATATAAGGAGTAATGGCATCGGTTGGAGATATTATTTTTTCAAAGTAATCTTTAACTCTTATATCTAATTCTTTTTTAATATTAATAAAAGGTTTTTCATTTAAAATGTAATTATTATTAGATGTAATATTTCCTTCGTTTTTATAAAAATCTTTTTTATGTTTATCTACAAATTTTAATTCCAAAGGAGTTAATTTTCTATCTAATTTAGAAATATAGATAGGAGTTGGAAATATTGTATTAATTTCTGCTTTCATGTTTAATATAAAATATGTATCAAAAAAAATCTTTTTTGTCTATAGAAGAAAAGTTTTCCATTCATTTAGATAATATACTTTGGCCAACAGAGATACAAAAAAATAACGAACATTGGAACATTTCTGGAATATTAAAGAAAAACTCAAATCAAGAGTTTAAATTTGATGTAAGACCTATGTTTCAAATGCCTAATAATCAATTAGGTAAAAAAGTAACAACTTCTAGTAAAGCAGATAAAATAGTATTTGAAACAGATAAAGAATGGATAATTATAGATGTTCCAGAACTTCATGATTATATTAGAAAACAATCTGTAAAGATTGTTCAATTTGAAGATTTGCTTAATAAATTAGAATGGAATATACACATATCTAAAAAATAGTATAAATACATAAATTTATGTATATAATGTAAAATTATGCCATTAACGAAGCTTACATTTCAACCAGGATTAGATACTTTAGACACCAAAACTGGAGCAGAAGGACGTTGGGTAGATTGTGATAAAATACGATTTAGACAAGGTCTTCCTCAAAAAACAGGTGGCTGGACTAAGTATAGCACTAGTTATTATGTAGGAGTTGCAAGAGGAATAGCTAACTGGTTTGACTTAGATGGTTCACGTTATACTTCTCTAGGAACTGATCGTAAAGTATATGTCTATCAAGACGGAACAAATGCTGATATTACACCAATTCGTCAAAGCAATACTTTAGCTAATTGTTTTACTACAATTAATGCAAATGCAAATGTAACAGTACTTCATACATCTCACGGAGCGGCAAATGGAGACTTTATTACTATTTCTAATGTCTCTGTAGCTAATGTTGGAGGTATAGCAAACACAGTTCTTAATAATGAATTTGAAATACAAAATATCACAAATGCTGATGCTTATGTAATTCTTACAAATACTGCAGCAACTTCTAATGTAACAGCGAATGGAAATGCTACAGTACAATATCAAATAGGAATAGGACCAACTGAACAAACCTTTGGATATGGCTGGGGCGCAGGAGTATGGAATGGTGCTCAAAACTGGAATCAAGCAGCTTCTACTTCTCAAATTACAATAGATTTAAGAAACTGGACTTTAAATAACTGGGGAGAAGATTTAATTCTAACTCAATTAAATGGAGCTACTTATGAATGGGATACCTCGGCTGGTTTGTCTTTAAATAGAGCTACAGTTATAGCAAATGCTCCATCTACTTCTATTACATCAGTCGTTGCTACAGATGTTAGAATACTAGCTTGTTTTGGAACAGAGACAAGTATTGGAAATGCATCTACACAAGATAAACTTTTTATAGCATGGTCTGATCAAGAAAATTATAACGAATGGACGCCTAATACAGTCAACTCAGCGGGATCACAACGAATAGCTGGAGGTAGTGAAATACGTTGTGCTAAACCAGCAAAGGGAGCTATATTAATATGGACTGATACAGCACTTCACTCTATGGCATTTGTAGGTCCTCCTTTTATATTTGGATTTAGACAACTTGGTAATGACTGTGGAGCTGTTAGTTTAAATGCTTCTATTATAGTCAACGATGTCGCCTACTGGATGTCTAATGGTATCTTCTTTCGATATGTAGGAGCGGTTCAAGAAATACCATGTCCTATTATTAATAAAGTATTTGATGATATTAATCAAGTACAATATGCTCAAGTTTATTGTGGTGCGAATGCTTTTTATTCAGAAATTACATGGTACTATTGTTCTGCAAACTCGAATCAAATTGATCGATATGTAACTTTTAATTATGAAGAAGGTTCCTGGTATTTTGGAACTATTGAAAGAAGTGTTTATATAGATAATGGTGTAACTGAGTTTCCTATAGGTGGAACTTATTTTGCTAATGACACTTCTAACACTACATCTACAATATTTGGTCTCACAGCAGGTCGTTCTTTATTATATAATATAGAAGATGGTGTCAACGCTGATGGAAATGTTTTAATCTCATTTATAGAATCAGGTGATGGAGATATAGCGGATGGAGAAGAATTTAGCTTTATAGATAAAATTATACCTGACTTTAAAGATCAAGCTGGTAATGCTACGATTACTTTAAGAACACGAGATTACCCTAATGATACGTTATTTGAGACTACGAATGTTGTAGTAAATAGTTCTACAAGGTTTAATAGTGTACGTGCAAGAGGAAGACAAGTTGCGTTAAGAATACAAAGTAATGATTTAAATGATAACTGGAGATTTGGAACTTTTAGAATAAACGTAAATGCTGATGGAAAAAGATAAGTTTAAAATAAGACAAGCTCGTATTGCTGATGCTGTAAATATACGAGAATTACTTAAAACATGGTTAAAAGAAGCACCTTTTAACTTTGGAAATGCTAATAATAAAAAAAGCCTTGAAAATATAATATTTTACATTAGAAATAGTTTTGTTATAGTAGTAGAATACGATAATATTATTGTAGGAACATTAGGCGCTACAATAGACGAAACGTGGTATAGTGATAAAAAATTTTTAAGAACTATATGGCTTCATGTGAATCCACGTTATCGAAACTATAGTGTCTTTCGTTCAATGATGATCGTATTGAAAGAATATGCAAAAGCAAATCGTTTAACAACGATTTGTGAAATATTCCAAGGAAAAGAAGTAGGGCGTAAGCATCTTGCTTTTTTAAAACTTGGATTTGATGTAATTGGAGGAACTTATATAATCAATGGGTAGTATTTTTAAACCATCAACAAC